TACTATTCACGTAAAACAAATGGTTCTATTTATATAGTACCTACACCTACATCTACTTTGTCAGGTATAGTACAAACAGCGTCACGACCACTAGCTCTTGCTTCTGCAACAGGTACAAGTGTGACAACTTCAAATTATTATAGTGAGTATTGCTACGATGCTTTATTTTATGGTTGTCTTTTAGAGGCAACTATGTATATGAAAGATTGGAATACACTTCCAGTTTGGCAACAGCAGTATGAAAGCGCAATCACAACACTTAGAAATCAGGCACGTAGAACTCGGCAAGACGATATGGAAATCGCTGCTAGTCCTGCTGGTGGTCCTAATCCAGTTATACAAGGAGCAAGCTAATGTTACCAACAACAAAGAAAACTAACCGTAAAAAGAAAAAGGAAAAAGGCTTTCGCTTTATGGGAGTTGATTTTGGCAAGGATAGAACTAAGGGTAAATTAGAAGCTAAAGGTGGTGGACGATTAACTGATAAAGATAACTCAGCTATTGTTTTAGACAGTAAAACTAAAACCAAACGTAAAGTAAAAACAGCTAAAGCTGGTGGTCGTTTAACTGACAAAGATAATTCAGCTATTGTTACAGATGATAAAGCTAAACCTAAACGTAAAGTACGAACAGCTAAAAATGGCGGAAAAGTTTTAACAACAAAACAAAAACAATTAGATGTAAACAATGACGGCAAAATAGATAAAAAAGATTTTGATACAATAAATGCAAAGCCAAAGTCTAAGCCGCCTGTTACTGATTCTACTAATCCTAAAACAGGTGCTACTCGTGGATCAGGTGCGCCAATGGTACCTGTTAAAAAAATGGGTGGCGGTAAAGTAATGAAGTATAAAAAGGGTGGCATAGTTTATATGAAAGGCGGCGGCATTATTAAAGCTAATAGTGGTGGTCAAGATATTGTTGACTCAGGCTATACTAAAGTATAATGGCTACAAGTCGCGCCAGTATTAGACAGCAGGTTACTAAAGGCAGTCGAAAGAAAAAGAAAAAGAAACCGCCACTTGGTTCTGGTAAACGATTTAAACAAACAGTTTCTAAACTAAAAAAACGTGGGGCTAAAAACCCTAAAGCTTTAGCAGCATACATTGGAAGAAAAAAGTACGGTGCTAAGAAATTTGCTGCAATGGCTGCAAAAGG